AGATTTTAAATCATATCAAAAACAAAACATGGAACCATTTGAATCAATCTTCTTGAGATTAGGAGCTCTTGTATTATCAAATGTATCGCAGATATTAGCTGCAGATCCTAGTAAATCTACACAGGAAATTAAAAGAGATGTTGCTACATTAATGAAGCAAGTACAACAAAGCAAAGACCCAGAAATTCTTAAAAAAGTTGAGTATCAACTAAAAAGAATTGAAAAGCTCGGAGGCTTTGATAAAATTGTTCCAATTGAAGGAATTGTATTTACATTCAAAGGCAATACATATAAATTAACAGGCGCATTTGCGCCAGTCAATCAACTAATAGGCATATTAAAGTACGGACGATAATATTTATATTAAAAATAGGACTTTCAAATGGCAGAGAAACATAAGTCAAAATATAAAGCACCAAAAGATTTAGAAAAATCAACGAAACCAACTCCTCGTAAAGATCTTAAAGATTATGACGGAGATGAAACAGAAAACATGGTGCCAAATTCTACTGGTGAAAAGCAAAAGAATGTACTTCGTAAAACTGATAAACCAGTAATTGACAACGGATCGATTGTTCCGGACATGAAAGATGCTGATAGAGCGTATAAATCAGAAGGAGAACATGACCCGAAACATTCTGCTAAAGTAATGTCTAAGCGTCAAGATGATGATGAAAAAGACAGTGAAGATTCTATTAAAGATAAAATTGAAAATCTAACAAGAGAACAAAAAGAACGTTTAGTTAGAGAAATGATTCGTCGTAGAATTAAAGCAGTACTTAAAGAACAAGAAGAGCCAGAAGAAGAACCTGCCGCAGAAGAACCTGCACCAGAGCCAGAAGCACCAGCAGAAGAACCTACTCCAGCTCCTGCTCCAGCTCCAGCTCCTGCAGAAACACCAGAAGCCCCAGCTCCAGAGCCAGAAGCAGATGTGCCAGCAGAAGAACCTAAAGCTGATGCAGCACCTGAGCAAGATTCAACAGCACAATTAAATAGCTTTGTAACATTAGTTAAAAATAAACCAACATCCCCAGAACAAATCAAAATGATTTTGAAAGCAGTTCAAAAAACAGGAACGATGACTGACGAGCAAGGCAATGAAGTTATGAATCAAGGCAAATTAAAGGAACTTTATCGTTATCTAAAAATTGCTGCAGATAGAATGTTAGAAAAATATTCATAAATAAAACAAAACAAGTTATGTCAAAAAAGTTACAGAATGTCAATGCAGTTAATAAAATGTTAGCTGGAGAGCATAAATTTCAAACAAATAAAACCCATGGTTTTTCGGAATCTAAGAAAGATACTAAAAAGCGATTAGTTGGAGAAACATGGGAAGAAACAGATCTTAAATCTGGAATCACATATCTTTATGAACAAAAAGATGGTTATGTGATGAAAACCAAACGTGGTGCTGAAACACTTCAATCTACCAGAGACTCACTATCAACATTTTCAAAATGTCCTAAAGAAACATGTACATGTAAATCACCTAATCATTTAGATCGCAAAATGAAAACGATACATGGTATGTGTTTTGATTGTGTCATTGAAATGGAAAATAAACTTCGTATTGAAGGTAAATTTAATGAGTACGCAATAAAGAAAATGACAACAAACGCAACAGAATGGATTAAGCGAGCTGAACAAGATGTTGAACTACTAAAACAAGCATATACTAGTACATATAAAGTTGTATCAAATGCAGATGGTAAAACAGAAACAGTTGATGCAAGAATGACCCCGGCAGAATTTGCTGACAAAGTAGAACGAGAATTTCAAGAGTATCGTGAAAAATTCATACAAGAAGTTGCAAAAATGGAGACTAAAGATGATTAAAGAGTTATTATTAAAACTATGGAATTGGTTGAAAGGCCAAACTGAACTTGATGAAAAAATCAAAGAAAAAGTTGATGATATCAAAGAAGATTTTGATGATGTTGTAGAAGAAGTTAAAAGAAGATACAACAGAGTAAAAGAAGAAATTGATGATGTAAAAGAATCAGCATCAGAAGTTATTAAACAAGTTGATGATGTTGCAAAAGCAGTGGTCGGTTCTAAAAGAAAAGGTAGAAAACCTTCTACAAAGAAAATCACAAAAAGTGCACTTCGTGCAATGAAAAAAGCAGAATTAGTTACAACTGCTAAAAAAGAATTTAAAATAACATTAGATTCTAAACTTACAAAATCAAACTTAGTAAACAAGGTATATGAATTATACCATAAAAAATAATGAATCAATTTTTTAGTAACATAAAGAACATCATCATAGTGGTATTAGTTGTAATAATCATTATCATGCAACAATGTTCTGGTCCATCAATCGATTTCAACTTATTTGGTAAGAAAAATAAACAACCCGATGCTGTTGAAGGAACTGTTATTACCAAAATAGAAACAAAATGGGATACTGTAAAATTTGATAGCTTAGTTTATGTTCCTAAATGGAGAGTAAGAGTTGATACGGTACATGATACAACCTTAAAGGATATTGATACACTTTCAGTATTAAAAGATTATTACGCAAAGTATTTTTATACGGATACATTAGATTTAGATTCATTAGGTAATATCATAATCAATGATACTATATCACAAAACTCAATCATATTCAGAGAAATCAATCCAAACATTTATATTCCGACTACAATCATAAAAAGAGATTCACTTATTTCAAAAAATGAATTTTATTATGGATTTGGTTTAGCAGGAAATCAAGAACAATTCAATTACATTGGTGGTGAGTTACTTTGGAGAAGTAAACGTAAAAAAGTAATTGGAGTGGGATTAGGTATCAATCAAAACCTTCAACCGGTTGGTTCTCTAAGATTGATGTGGAAAATTGGTAAATAATTTATGGCAGCACAAAAAGACATAAAACAAATAATCGCGGAACAGTACCAAAAATGTGCTTCAGATCCCGTCTTTTTTATGCGTAATTATTGTTATATTCAACATCCTGTTAAAGGAAAAATAAAATTTAATCTTTATCGATTCCAGGAACAATCCTTAACGGATTTACGCGATAGTAGATATAACATTATATTGAAGTCCCGACAGTTAGGTATATCAACACTATCTGCAGGATATGCTCTCTGGGCAATGTTGTTCAATGAAGATTTCAACGTACTTGTTATTGCAACAACACAAGAAGTAGCAAAGAACCTTGTTACAAAAGTGCAGGTAATGCATGATAATTTACCTTCATGGTTAAAAGGTAATATGACAGCAAACAACAAGTTGTCATTAAAATTTAAAAATGGTTCACAAATAAAAGCAATTTCTTCAGCATCTACCGGAGCACGTTCAGAAGCATTATCATTATTAATTGTAGATGAAGCTGCATTTATTAGAAACATTGAAGAAATTTGGGTAGCATCACAAGCAACTCTATCTACCGGAGGCGGCGCAATAGTACTTTCAACACCTAATGGTATTGGTAATTGGTTTCATCAAACATGGGCAGGTGCTGAATCTGGGCATAATGGATTCAACACAATTAGACTTAGATGGGATGTACACCCAGAACGAAATCAAGATTGGCGTGATGAACAAACACAACTTTTAGGAGAAAAAGGCGCAGCACAAGAATGTGATTGTGACTTTATTAGTTCTGGTCACACTGTAATTGATGGTTCAATATTGCAAGAATTTGAATTAAAATGTACGGAGCCTATAGAACGAAGAGGATATGATAATGGATATTGGATATGGAAATATCCAGATTATTCTAGAGACTATGTAGTAATAGCTGACGTCGCGCGTGGTGATGGAGCTGACTTTTCTACATTTCATGTTATTGATGTTGAAACAATAGAACAGGTCGCAGAATATAAAGGAAAACTTCCTCCTAAAGATTTTGGTAATATGTTGATAAGTGTTGCATCAGAATGGAACAATGCATTACTTGCAATTGAAAATGCAAACATTGGATGGGCTGCAGTTCAACCTGCAATAGATAGAGGATATCAAAATCTATTTTATACATATAAAGATGATGGATATGTTGATGTAGATATTCAACTCAGAAAAGGATATGATACAAAAGACAAATCAAAAATGGTTCCTGGTGTGTCGACTACATCTAGAACAAGACCATTAATGATATCTGCACTTGAAATGTATATGAGAGAAGGTTCTCCTATTATTCATTCAAAACGACTTATACAAGAACTATTTGTATTTATTTGGCAAAACGGCAAAGCACAAGCACAACGAGGTTATAACGATGACTTGGTTATGGCATTTGCAATTGGACTTTGGTTACGAGATACATCATTAAAATTAAGACAACAAGGCATTGAATTAAATAAACGTGCCTTAACACAGTTACAAAAAACAGATTCAGTTATTTATACCGGAAACGATCGACCAAAAGATATTGGGTGGGATTGGGACAATGGTTATGGCAATGAAGATTTGACCTGGCTTATTAAGTAACTTGATATTTATTTTATATAAAGAATAAATACTATGGCGTCACTTAGAAAACGATTACAAAACTTATTTTCTACAAATGTAGTTGTCAGAGCTTATGGCAAAGATAAACTTCGTGTAGTTGATACTAACCGCCTTCAATCGACAGGTAACTTAACGCAAAGTAAAGTAGCCGACAGATATACAAGACTTCACGGTTCAAACAAGCATCGTGTTGGAGGTATGGGTGGGTATGACTCGAATTATTATATGCATCAAAATCGTATGCAGTTATATACTGATTACGAAATGATGGATAAAGATCCTATTATATCTTCAGCTTTAGACATATATGCTGATGAATCAACATTAGCAGATCAATTTGGAGATGTTCTTACTGTAAAATCTAATGATAGTAGAATTCAAAAAATTCTTTACAATTTATTTTATGATGTAATGAACATTGAATTCAATCTTTGGCCCTGGATTCGTAACATGGCCAAATATGGCGATTTCTTTTTGAAATTAGATATTGCTGATGAAATTGGTATTTTAAATGTACGTCCGTTTTCTTCATATGAAATTGAGAGGTGGGAAGAATTTAATGATAATACAGGTGAGTATGATATTAAATTTAGACACATTGTGTCAGAACAACTTACATATGATGTATTTGAGATAGCACACTTCCGTAATATTTCGGATTCAAATTTCCTTCCATACGGTCGCAGTATGCTAGAAGGCGCACGTCATGAATTTCAAAAATTAATGCTTTTAGAAGATGCAATGCTTATTCACAGAATCATGCGTGCACCACAAAAGCGTATCTTTAAAATTGATATTGGTAATATTCCGCCTAATGAAGTTGATGGGTATATGGAACAAGTTATCAATAAAATGAAAAAGATTCCACACGTTGATCCCAAGACTGGTAATTATAACATGAGATTCAACATCAACAACATGTTAGAAGATTATTACTTGCCTGTTCGAGGAGGAAATAGTTCAACAGAGATCAATACATTAGAGGGTATGGAATTTACCGGTATTGATGACATTGAATATGTAAAACACAAAATGATGGCTGCGTTAAAAGTACCAAAGCCATTTTTAGGATATGATGAAGGTGTAGAAGGTAAATCTACATTAGCATCAATGGATATTCGTTTTGCAAGAACAATTGAGCGTCTTCAAAAGATATTTGTTTCTGAATTAACTAAAATTGCAATTATACATTTATATGCACAAGGATATGAAGATAAAGATTTAGTTAATTTTGAACTTGAACTTACAGCTCCATCTATTATATATGATCAGCAAAAAGTTGCACTAATGAATGAAAAAATTCAATTAGCGCAAACAATGAAAGATTCAAAATTAGTTTCTCATAGATACATTTATGAATACATATTCAATATGTCGGAAGAAGAATGGTTGCAAGAACGCAATGATATTGTTGAAGATATTAAATTAGGTTTCCGACAAAATCAAATCGAACAAGAAGGAAATGATCCTACAGTAACAGGTCGTTCATATGGGACACCCCATGATCTAGCAACAGCTCATATGAGTAGCAATGATGTAGTAGAACCAGATAAAGGAGGCAGACCACCAGAAGGAATTAAGTCTGGACAACATAAGAATGCATTTGGTTGGGATCCGCTAGGTACAAAACAAATCAAACAAGATTTAGATCCTGAAAATAGAAAATCAGCATTTATTGGTGACCCAAGGTTCTACAGAAGAAATCCGAAGCATACGAATTTCACAACAGAACATTCAGATATCTTAAAAAAAATTAAACCTAAATCACCAAAAATCATTTCAGAAACATTGAATAATGAACAAAATAACACAGAGATGGGTTCAATGTTAGATGAAAACAATATTTTAAATGATGATTAATATTTATAAGTAAATATACTTCGGATAAGTAATGAAAAAACTAAAACATAGCAAGTATAAGAACACAGGCATCCTTTTCGAAATGTTGGTTCGGAAACTAACTTCTGAAACAATGACTTCAGACAAATCAGTAACGATTGACATTATTAAAAAGTATTTTGGAAAGAACACTGAGTTAGCTAAAGAAATAAAATTATACAATGCAATGCTTAAAGAACAATTTAAGTCTGAAGCAAAAGCATTAGAATACATACGAAGCTTGAAAGAAGCTCACAAAAAATTAAATAAATCAACACTTCGAAGAGAACGATATAATCTCGTAAAAGAAATTTCTAACAATTTTAAGTTAGATCAAATTTCTAAGATTAGAGTTCCAAATTATAAACTTCTTGCATCTGCATATATCATTTTTGAAAATGACGAGGCAGACAATCCAAAACAAATCATGGAATGCAAAAGTAACATAGTTGATTCTATTATAACAGAGAGAGCTCAGGCAGAAAAACAAACAGATACTGTATTAGAAGCATTTAAATCACAACCTAAGGATCAGCGTTTATTAACATATGAATTGCTTGTTGATAAATTTAATAGTAAATATTCAGGTTTAGATGAGAATCAAAAAGGTTTGTTGAACAAATATATTACTAATGTTAATGACACAGAAGCATTAAAAGAATATATTCAAACCGTTATTCCTACAATCAAAAAAGGATTACAGAGTCACGTTTCTCATATCAATGATGCTGCAACACGTATTAAAGTAGAGCGTTTATCAGAAATGCTTTGTGATGTAGAAAATATTAATATTGTAAAAGAATCGCACGTATTGAATCTGTTACGTTATTTTGATCTTTTAAAAGAATTGAATGGAGTACATAAATGAAATCATTACTAAAAGAAATGGAATCAAAATTCAAAGAGTTGGAAGAACAAGATCAAGACAAGGACGGAGACAAAGACTTCGCTGATGTAATGATTGCTCGTATGGTTGCTTCTGGTATGTCAAAAGAAGATGCAATTAAAAAAGTAAAAGAAAAACAATATAATGAACAATCAGGCGAAGGTTCAATATCTGTAACAGATCCAGACAAAGCAAAAGAGTTAGCTGACAAAGGAATGGATGTTAAACTAGTAGATGAAGGATTGCGAGGAGCACTTGATGAGCCATATTATATTGAAGTATCTATAAGAGATGCTCGTAAGGCTCTTAACTTATTCGCTGACAAAAAAAATGGATATCCAGAAGTAACTATTTATGGTAGTAATGTATATGCATCATTTGTTGAAAGTGAAATATATGATTTAATGGAAGATTTTAGTGCATATGATATTGAAGTATTAGAATCTTCAACAGACGAAGATATTGATGAAGCATCAACATCTGCTGGTGCAGGAGCATATAATACACCAAAAGCATTTTCTACGCCAGAACAAGCTCGTAAGAAAAAGAAAATGAAATATTCTGGTGTTGCAGAGTCAATGGATAAAAAATATGAGAAACTTATTGAATCATACAAAAAATTTGCATTAGGTGATTCAAAATCAACACCAGATAAAAAAGTAAAAGAAACGATCAAAGAAGTTTCAAAAAAGCTTCAAGAAATTGAACAACTTGTTCGTTATTCTTCTCGTTTAAAAACAGAGTCGGGTTTGTCTCGAGAAGGCTATGGCCCATCTGTCGATAAAGCATTAACAAAAATATCAGAGCGTCTTATTAAGATTTCTGAAAGAGTAAGAGCATTGGGAGAATAATATGAATAATCTTTTATTAGAATATAAACCATTTCAACCAAAGGTATTGTCAGAGCAAAGTGCTCGAGAATATGGCGTACCCGGCGGGTTTATTGTTCAAGGAGTACTTCAACGCGCGGGAGCAAAAAACCAAAATGGCAGAATATATCCCAAGAATATCTTAGAAAGAGAATGTAAACGATATATGACAGAGTTTATTGGACAGAACAGAGCATTAGGCGAATTAGATCATCCAGAGTCATCAGTCGTGAACTTGAACAACGTATCACATAACATACTTAAGATTTGGTGGAGTGGAGATGATTTGATGGGAACAGTCCAAGTACTTGATACGCCATCAGGAAAGATCCTTAAAACGTTGTTTAAAGAAGGAATTACATTAGGAATTTCAAGCAGAGGTTTAGGTTCTGTGAAAGAATTATATAAAGAAGGAGCAGTAGAAGTACAAGATGACTTTGAACTTATTGCATGGGACTTTGTTTCAAATCCATCAAC